GGCTGCAGGGTGCGCGACCTGCCAACTCTGACACAACTGCATGCGGTTGCAATGCCGGTCGTCACACCGACACAGCACTAGCGAAATTCTGCAAAGGCGATCACGCGGCGGAAGCCAGCGCGGCAATGCGGCTGGCCGTCGATCACCTGCGCCTCGTGCCAGATATCGCCCGAATGATAGCCCCAGCGCGCCAGACGCTGCATGGGGCGATCGGTCATCCGGCGGCCGAGCCATTGCGCGAGTACGGGCTTGAGCGCGGCGCGGGCTCGGGCCGGCGAACGGCAATCGCGCGCGCCCTGCCAGCTTTCGACATTGCGGGCGAGATCGGCCTGCACGCGCTGCGCACTGCCGTTGAAGGATTTATCTCTGGGCGAGGCAAATTCCAGCCGCTGCGCGCGCGCGGTCTCGCGCGGCACCATGAGTGCGAGCGCCGCCACCGCCAGAAACAGCAGCAGGACCAGCCAGGTTCGCGCCATGGATCGCTCCACAAGGGATCATCGGTGGCCTGATCGCCGATGCGCGGGCACGAAGGTTGGCCAGCAGCCGTTTTGGGTCGACGAATTACCCCGCACACCGTCGATCAGACCGCAACCAGTCTAGGCGCGATGATGCCGATCGCGCCTGTGGCATATTGTCGCAAATGACGGGAAATCGCGGATGTATCGTCCGGCGCGGCGTTACATCAGGACAGATCGACCCTGGGTGTCGCGATGACGACCTTGCGCAGCAGCCGCTGCACTTCGGCATCGCCGCGCCACTTTTCCGCGATGCGCTTGTTCAGCGTTGCCGAATACCAGCGCTCGCCCAGCGTCGCGGCCTGCTTGAGCAGGATGACCAGCGTTGCGCGGTCGCCCATGCTCGAGGCGTGGAAGGCGGGCGTCATGCGGGTCTTGCGCTCGCCCTCGGCAAATTCGCGCCGCGCTTCGGCAACCAGCACCAGATGCGCCGTAGCCGGATTGCGCTCGATGGCCGCATCGAGCTGGGTGGACAGGCGCTTCATCTCCGGTACCCCGCGCAGCGCCGCCAGCGCGCGATATTCACGCGCATAGGCCTTGATGTCGCCGCGCGAGATATGCGCCCAGGCAAGGCAGTTGCGGATGGTGGCGTCCGCCGGATATTGCGACTTCAGCTGTTCCAGCTCCATCACCGCGCGCCGGTCACGTCCTGCTTGCCAGTGCGCACAGGCGCGCTCGACCGCGATGGCGGGGGTTCCGGGCAGCAGCAGCTGCGCGGTATCATATTCGCGCTGCGCGGCGGCATCCTGGCCGAGATCGGAGAGGACATTCGCGTACCAGAAATGGGTGAGGCCATCGCGCGGATCGAGCTTCAGCGCGCGCCGGAACGAATCGACCGATCGCTGCGCATCGTAGCTCCACCAATACTGGATGAAACCGTTGGCGCGATGCGCTGCTGCCAGCTGGTTGTCGAGCGCGAGCGCCTGTTCGACCGCAGACTTGGCGGCGCTGTACGCCCGGCTTTCGGTCGCCGCGCCATATTCGCGATAGATCAGCCAGGCTTCGGCCAGCCCGGCATAGGCGGGCGCGAAATCCTTGTCCGCGGCGATCACCTTCTCGTACAGCGCGATCGCACGGCGCAAATCTTCCGGCGTGCGCCGAGCCCATAAATCGCGCGCGGCGACATAATCGTCGGTTACGGTCTTGTTATGCGGCAGGGCTGCGGCCCGCTCGATCGGGGACGGACCAGGCGCGAGCATATCGGTCAGCACGATGGTCGCGACGACCAGCGCGCCGATGGCGATGACCACGCTCGCGCCGACGAAAAGGCGTTTTCCTTTCCGCGGTGACGGGGACGGGGCGACACTCGACGGCGTGCCTTCCTGGAGCCGCGGATCGGCTTCGGCCGAGACCAGAAGCGGTGGCGGCAGAGCGCCTGGGCTTTCCAGATCGCGCTGCTCTGCCTGCCCGGCCCATGCGGCCAGCTCATGCTCATAGGCGAAGACGGACCCCTGTTTGCCGCCAGGAAGCCGGTGCACGGGAAGATCGCGCTCGCGCGCCCAGCGCATCACGGTCGTGCGGTCACGGCGGAAATAGCCCGCAATCGCCTTCCAGCCATCCAGCCTGCGCTCAGATCGATCTGGATGGCTCAAGGATATTGCCTGTCAATTGCCACGACACCCGTCAGTCGGTGCGGTGCAACCCGATTACCCCCGCGCCGTTGCAAACCCTATCGGTTCGTCGCGACGCCTGTCCAGACATTATGTTATAAATCAGACATATCTCTTCGCTATTTTGTATCTTGGGCGCGCGCTCCCGCGATATGGATGGCAGGAATGCTGGCTGATCGCGCGGGTCGTCAACGACCGCCGCGCGCAAAGGGGGCAGTCTGCCCAGGCTTCCGGGGAGCGGAAGGGGGGCGGCAGCTGGCCAGCCGTCACGTGGCAGGATCGATTACGGCCCTCTCCAGCTTGCGGGCTGCGACGCTTGGGTAGGTGCACCGAATGTCTTGAAGGAATGGTAGCGGAGGAGCGAATTGGTCGGAAACGTAGCTTGCGCCGCGTCCGCCTCTGAAACCCCGTGGCAACGGGCTTTCGCGATTGACGATGTGAGAACAAGGTGAGAACACTGCGGCAATGCCCCGCCGCAGATTCGCCATCGTCACATATGACCCCGATCGCATAGAGCAGCTCAGCCACCAGGCCGAGGGTGCCTCGGTTGCTTGGATCATCATCCGTGCACTGCAGGGGTACGACTATCCGAAAGAACGCGGCATCATCAACGTGACGTTGATGGACCAATTGCCCAAGCGCAAGCCCGAGCGCGGTCCCCGGCGTTGACCGCTGTAGCTGCATAGAAGCGCATACCGATCCCCACCACCCACGCGACCAGCGCCCTACCGGCACGCTGGCCAAAATTTCGCAGTTTCCCGTCAGGCTCGTTTAGGTACCGGGTATGCGTGGGAAGTACCCTATAAACCCTACAACGACGCATTTCTGCGGCTTTGCGAGCCTATATTTGTCCTATATCTTCCCTACCAGATAGGGTTGATAGAACCCTATATATTGAATAGAAAAAACATATATTCTTCAATGACATAGGATTTTCGGGTCTAAAATGTAGGACGATGTAGGGTTCGGAACCCTACATTTTTCGCGTGTAATTACAGGCGCTTAGCTCGTGTTTTCGACCGATGTAGGGAATGTAGGGTAGTTCCCAGGGGGGTACCCCTCCCAAGGATTTCCAGCCACCGCCCCATCTGCACAAAAACCCGACCCAGAAGCCGAAAGTGGAGCGTGGGGGCGAGCGCGGCGCGCGGGGTGGGGGCGATGGGCCTCGCCGCGAGAGGTGTCAGGGGGGCAGGGAAGGCCGCCAGGCGTCGATCGCGGGCAAAAGAAAGGGCCGAGGCGCGGGGGATGCGCATCGGCCCTGAGGTTGGCCTTTCAGCCTGGTTCGCAGCTTTGGGCCTAGCCCAAGGTTTAGAGAGCCAAAGCTCTAGGCCAGTTTACCTAACAGATGGTTAACCCACTGCCGTGATGATCAGCTCGCCGAACTTGGCCTGCTTGTTGCCACCGCCGATGCTGTAGCCCACCTGGACGGGCTCAAAGTGGAAGCGGGCAAAAGTCGCGCGGATCTCCGGGTGGTCGTTGATCGACAGAATGAACCGCCCTTTGATCTCCGCGAGCAGCTCGGCCATCTGCGCAAACTCGCTGCGATCAAACATCCCCGCGCCATAGTCTCCTTCGCAGCGGTAATAGGGCGGGTCGAGATAGAACAGGGTGCCTGGCCGATCATATTTGCGGATGAAGTCGGCCCAGCGCATCCGCTCGATCACGACTGCCGAAAGTCGCTCATGCACCGCCTCGAGCATCGGCTGCAGCTTGCTGACGTCAAAGCGCCCTGGATAGCCGGGCGCAGTACCAAAGCCCTGACCCACAACCTTGCCGCCAAAGCTGGTGCGCTGGCGATAGAGGAACCGGGCGGCGCGCTGCATGTCAGTCAGCGTCTCGGGCTTCTCCAGCGTGAGGCGCTCGAATTCGGCGCGTGACGTGATCTGAAAACGCATCATCTCGAGAAACGCCAGGTAGTGAACCTGCAGCACCCGAAAGAAATTGTGCACCTCGCGCGACCAGTCGTTGATGGCCTCGCATGGCGGGCGCTGCGACCGCCGGAAGAACACGCCCCCCATCCCAACGAAAGGCTCCGCATAGGTCTGGTGTTCGACCTGGTCGATCATGGCGCACAGGCGCTTTGCGAGCTTGCGCTTGCCGCCGATATAGGGGGCAACCGGCGACACCGGCTGCACGGAAGAGAGACTCGACTCCATCGCGTTTGTTCCATATTCGTTCCCGTGCCGAGTCGGCAGGCGGGATGATCCGGTCCCCTGTTCCATGGGCAGGATCGGTTGGATTGTGGCGGGTCGCTTCCGTCGGTTCGAGGCGTTGGCGCGCCTCTGCCCCCGCCACTCTCGCGGCAGGGTTGGCAGGTCATTTTGGCCGCGCGCCCTGCGCTGGCGAGGGGCGAGGGGCGAAGACCAGCGCCTCGACGCCCAGCCATTCGTTGAGCTGGCGCATGCGCTGCTGGATCGGCTCGATTTCGTTCTCGAAGAACGTGTCGCTGGCCTTGCTGACATCCCCGAAGCCCCCGTTGTTCTGGGGGATGATGCCGATCAGCTGCGGCGGCACGCGGTGCGCGGCGAGCAGGTCATCGCGCGTCACGTTCTTAATGTTGAGGAACTCATCCTTGGCCGCGACATCGGCGATCGGGATTACCTGGATGCCGTCCTTCTTCCCGTTCGGGATGTGCAGGAACATGTTCTTGAAATTGCCGATGCCCTTGGCCGAGCCAAGCCGATCCTCGATCGCGTCTGCAGTCTCAGGGTCGGCGAGCGGGTCGGACAGGTAGAGGATGAACCCGGCATGCGCGCCATTGAGATAATAGCGGCGGCGGAAAAGGGTCGCGTTCTCGTTGAGCAGCCCCGCCTGCAGCGCCGACAGCCATTCGGGCACCCCATAGACTTCCTGCAGCACATCGGGCTGGAGCAGATGAAAGACGCTGTTACGCCGGAACTCATGATCGTGCCCCAGCGGCCCCTTGATGAAGAACATTGTTCCCGGCTCGCTGCCGACGCGGGTGAAGATCGCCGGGCAGTGGCGCAGCGTCATCACCCGCCCACCCATATTGTCGATCCGCTCCAGATAACCGTTGCCCATCTGCAGGAAGTCGATCGCCCAGCGCTCGAAATTGGCCCGGTCGAGCCACCTGGTCGGCGTGAAATACTTGAGCAGCAGGTTGACCTTGAGCGCGATCGCGCTGCGGTGGTGCGGCGACATGTTGAACGATTTCGCCAGCTTGGTCATCGGCATCGGCGGTTCATACCAGCGGCCGTTCTTCCACATCTCGAAATAGGACCACAGCTCGCGTCCATCCATCACGCTTTCCGGATCCCCGAAGGTGAAAACCCGCCCGCCGCCGCTGCCAGGGGCTGGCGCCTGGGCGGGCGCGGCGGGGATGATGTCAGTGCTGTCGCTCATGGCCTGTCCTCTTGTGATCAGTCGAAAAACTTGACCTTGGCCCCGCGCGAGACAGGCTCGCTGGCGTCCATCGGTTCATTGGAAAGCGCGTGCAGGATCGCCCAGGCGATATCGGCATGGCCCACTTCGCCATTGCGCTTGGCGGTATAGGTGACCTGCCTGCCCGATCCGGTCAGGGTAGGGCGAATGGCCATGAAAGCGGCCTGCACGTCGCTCCACCCAGCATCGAATTCGATGCGGCGGTTGCGGAAGACGTTCTGGCCCTTCATGACCAGCGCACCCTTCACAGCGACCGAATAGTTGATGCGGCGCGCGGTCGGGTACCATTTGAGCACCAGCTGCAGCACCGCCTCGCCGCTCCCGGTGGTGTCGATCGCGATGTCTTCGACATTGTAGCGCTGCGCCACCTTGCGGATTTCGTCGGCCTGGCCCTGAAAGTCGATGCCATTGAACCGCAGCTTTTCGAGCACGCGGAACTTGCCGCCCGGCTTTTCCGGGGGCGCGATCACCGCCAGCGCAGCATCGTCGCGTCCCTGCTTGTTCGGGTCATAACCCAGCCAGACCCGCTTCTCGCCGAAGGGGCGCGCGCCCGGCATGCCGATCAGCTCGGGCTTGAAGTCGCGCCATTGGTGGAAGCTGTCCACGCGCGCGGGGCCTATCAGCGCAAACGGGAAGCTCGACTGCGCGTCGTCGATCTCCTCGCATTCGAACAGGTTGCGGAACGAGTCCTCCGAATATTCCTTCCGCAACTGCTCGATATCGACCAGGTCACCCAGGCCGCGCTTCACCGCGTCGTGGATGGTGAGGATCTGCTGCCAGCTGCCATCGGGCATGATGGCGCCATCGCGCAGGTTCTTCAGCGACAGGTCGAACGGGCGCTGGTCGCCCTTGGTGCGGCCCCGGTTCCAATCCTCGCCCGACCAGAAGGCATAGCTCTCATGGGTCTTGGTCGAGGCCGATGAGAAATAGGTCTTGGTGTAGATGCTGTGCGTCGCCATGGCGCTGGCGACCTTGTTGAGCTCGGCAAATCCGCCGACCCATGAGAATTCGTCGAAATAGAAATCGCCGCTCTCGCCCTGCGCGGTCGCGCTGTTGGTCGAGAGGGGGTAGAGGCCAACCGAATCCAGCGATGGCCCGTCATCACCGTGCAGGCCGGTGAAGTCGAGCATGATGATCTTGCCCTTGAGCTCGACCCCGGTGACGCGGCGAACCCAGTTGGTGATCTCGCGCCGGAACTTGAGGGCCTGGCGCTCCGATGCGGACAGGAAAATCTGGTTGCGGGGCTGTTGCCCCTCGATCGCCATCTCCGCGATCTTGGCGAACGCCTCGCGGGCAAAGTACCAGGTCGCGCCCACCTGGCGGCTCTTCCTGATCTTGCGGGTGCGCTGGTGCCGCTGATCCCACCAGTCTTCCTGATACTCGAAATTGCGATCGTGAAAGTCGTCGAGCAGCGCCTGGTACTGCTCGATCGTCAGGCAGTTCTTGCGCTTTTCCGCACGCTTCGCCTTGGCCTTGTCGTCGTTCCGGCGCTCGATATTCGGGTTGAGGTCACTTTCGCGGCCACTATCGGTGCCGAACTTGCGGACCCGCGCCAGGCGCTCGATCTGTCGCCCCAGCAGGTCGATTTCTTTGAAATCCTTGCCGGTCTTGTCGTCTTTGGCGATCAGGGTGAGGTAGCGCTGCTCAAGCCCATCCTCCATCCGCAGCACCATGGGCGCTTCGTCCCATTTGTCGCGGGTCTTCCAGCTGGCGACGGTCGCATATTTTAGCGCCAGCTCATCCGCGACCTGCTGCATCGACCAGCCACGCCAGTATAGCGAGCGGGCCGCGCGGCGCGCATCGAAGGGAGAGGCAGGAAGGGTAGCAAGGATCGCCATGACGGCCATTCCATGCCCTGCAAGCGCCATCCCGCGCGCGCCCGGCTGATTGTTATCGCGCCGGTTACAACGGCAGCCCGTTGCATGAAGTGGCCATTTTCAGCCCCAAGGGTGGCAATTCCGCTGGACCCTTCACCTGGTCTGGCAGCCAACCGCAACGGAGCCGTCCCGATGTCGATCTCGAAGTTCAAGCGCACCAAGCCGTTCCTGCTCGCAACCGCCGGTTCGACCGTCGATGGCCGGGTGATCGATGACAAGATGATCGATGAGATGGCCAAGAGCTATGACCCGAAGACCTATGGGGCGCGGCTCAATATCGAGCATATCCGGGGCATTACCGGCGAGCCGCCGTTCCGCAGCTATGGCGATGTGGTCTCGCTCTCGGTTGGCGAGGTCGATGTGAACTTCAGCGGCAAGACCGAGAAGCGCAAGGCTCTCTATGGCGAGTTCGACGTGCTCGAAGACGCCATGAAGCTCAATGCCCAGGGCCAGAAGGTCTATCCGTCGATCGAGATCGAGCCCAATTTTGCAGGCAAGGGCTTCGCCTATTTGATGGGCTGCGCACTCACCGACAGCCCCGCCGCCATCGCCACTGAGCGCCTGCAGTTCAACCGGGCCGCGCCTGGCTCGATCGTCCTCAATGGCGAAACGCCCGTGCCGCTGGAGCTCGCCGACGACAAGGGCAATCCGACCGAGGCGGGGCAGGGCCTGATCGCCGCGTTCAAGTCGATGATGGATGGCTATACGGCCAAGCTGACAGGCAAGGCACCCGAAACCAAGCCCGCGGATCCGCCCGAGCAGCAGCAACGCGCCCAGGGCTTCGACATGCAGGCCTTTTCGGCGCTTTTCACCGAATTTGCAGGCCAGGTCCAAGGAGCCCTGCAGTCCCATGCCGCTGCCACCCGCGAAGAAGTGGACGGCCTCGCTCTCAAGCTTTCGGCGCTGCAGAAGAGCATCGAAACTACCGCCGCACCCGGTCAGCAGCAGCGTCCGCAGGCCAATGGCGCGAACTACACACTGACCAACTGCTAATCATCCGTCCGGTCCCCCGCAACTACCAGACCCAGCCCAAGCACCCAGAAGTCAACGAGGAATCAGACGATGCAGAACGCAACCCGCGCCCTTTTCAACGCCTATGTGTCGCAGATCGCGCAGCTCAACGGCATCGATACCGACACCGTGGGCAAGATGTTCACGGTCGCCCCCGTCGTCGAGCAGAATCTCGAGGAGGTCATCAAGCACAGCAGCGAATTCCTGCAGCTGATCCAGATGGTGCCGGTGATCCAGCAGGAAGGCGACAAGGTCGGCATCGGTGTCACGCGCACCATGGCAGGCCGCACCAACACGGCTGCTGGCAACCGGCGCACGCCCACCGATCCCACCGACACCTCCGACCTTGGTCGCTACAGCTGCAAGCAGACCAATTTCGACCACGCCCTGAAATATGCGAAGATCGACGCCTGGCGGCACAAGCCTGACTTTCAGGTGCTGATGCGCGATGCCATCGCCAAGCAGCAGGGCCGAGATCGCATCATGATCGGTTGGCACGGCACGTCGGCTGCCGCGCAGACCGATCGCGTGGCCAATCCGTTGCTGCAGGATGTCAATTTTGGCTGGCTCTACAAGATTCGCACCCATGCACCCGAGCGGGTACTGAATGACGGTGATCTTACCGTCGATCCGGCCAAGGCGATCTATGTCGATGCCGGCGGCGAGCCGGGTGTCGACGTCGATTACAAGTCGCTCGACGCTCTGGTCATGGATGCCGTCGAGCTCATCGACGAATGGAACCGCGATGACACCGAATTGGTGGTGATCGTGGGTCGCGACCTGGTGCATGACAAGTATTTCAACATCGTCAACACCGCTGGCGACAAGGCCACCGAAGTCGAGGCTGCCGATCGCATTATCCGCTCGGAAAAACAGATCGGCGGGCTGCGCGCGGTGCGGGTGCCGTTCTTCCCCGCTGGCAAGCTGCTGATCACCCGGCTCGATAACCTGTCGATCTACTGGCAGGAAGGCACTCGCCGCCGTGCCGTCAGGGAAGAGCCGGCGCTCGACCAGGTCGAGAATTACGAGAGCGTCAACGAGGCCTATGTCGTTGAAGACTATGGTCTCTGCTCGCTGGTCGAGAACATCGTCATGGGCAAGAAGCCCGACTGACCGAATACCCGAGAGGGGTGTCTGGCACGGGCCGCAAGCCCTCCAGCGGCTGATTATTGGGTCAGCCTTCACGGATCCTCAGATCGCACCCCGCCATGCGAGCCTAAAGCCCCGGGATCCAATGCCGGGGACAAGGCAGCGAACAAGCCCGAAAGGGTCGCCGGAGCCTGACGGACAGGTCGAGCGGGGTGGGAAGCCCCCACCATCGGTGCAACCCCAATGCCAGGATCAGCCATGACAAGCCTTGCTCGCCGCCATCGTGAACGCGCCCTTGCAGCCAAGGCAGGGCTGGTCGAAACCACAGCCATTGCCGGCCAGGCCGTTGCCATGCCCGAAACCGGCGAGGTCGCCAGCGAATATCGCGCGCTCTATGCCGTGCTGCAGGACAATCTGCGCTCGCTGTCCGACATCCAGTCGATCGAGGGCCGCAACCCGATCAAGCGCGAGATGGCCGAGACCTTCCGGGCATGGGTCGATGGTGCGCTGGCCGCTGGCCTCTATGACGGCACTGCCGCGCAGGATGAAATTGTCGCGCAGATGATGATCTGGGCGATCGACTATCGCGACTTCGAACGCGCGCTCGACATCGGCGAGCATGTGCTCCGCTTCGGCATCACGCT